GCGATAACATCAGACACTATTTCGCGCATATCTTCAGCGCCTTGTATTGCATTTTTAACCATTGCTTTTTGGCCATACCTTGCAAAGTTTATGTCTTTAGGAAATTTGATTTGATGACCTAAAATAGTTAGCGGCTTTCTAGCTAAATGGTTTAAGTCCTCTGGCATATCCTTTATGCTCTGGTAAACGTGTTCAATCGCGGGGCTTAGGTCTGCCTCTGTGTTCTCTAAATAGCCCAGATCAATACCAGATAGCACGCTCAATAATTCAAGGTCTGACACGTTAGGCCTCAGCGCTGCCCATTGTTTGACCGTCAACTCCTCCCATGAATCGGGTATCTGACCGCCGATAATATCATCATTATAATGTATTTTAAATCGTTTCATCGTATTGTCACAGCACCCCTTAGTGCATAGCTTAGCGCGTATCTGACCGCGTCAACCGAATGGTTTGCCCTGTCCAAACAAATATCAGTTGGATTATTGTTTTCATCTAGCTTGTATTTATACTCTCTAAATTCTTTGATGGTTTCTAAGGCCTCCTCATGTATAAATATCTGATGCGTTCTGATAAATCCAAGCCCTTGTCTAATGGAATCTTTGCCCTTCTTAGCGGGCTTTATTCTTATGCCTCTATTTCTAAGTTCTTTAATTGTCCTTACTTCATTATCAGCGTAAACCTTATGCACTCCGATTGCGTGCAACTCCTCAGCTATATCTTTTAAAAGCATTTTAGTTCTAAAAAATATCTGTTCAATATAAATTTTATCTTCTAGCTTCGTGACGCGGCAGCAGACACTTGGGTCGTTATAACCAAAATCAAGGCCAAAAAATACCTTACCTTCTGGCACATCCTGGCAAATGTTTATTTTCTCAAAGACTAGGTTTCTGGACTGCACCCAATTCCCGCGCGTGTATACGTTCCAAAGGTCTGTATCTGTTTTCTTTAAGCCCTCAATTTCCTTAACCATCTCTGTAGGGATATAGGGATTATCTTTGTAAGTGCTTACGTCTAGTTTGACGTCTTGATCTGGCCAATGTTGGCGGTCATCTTCTATGTATGTTTTACACCAATTTTCAATACCCGCGGGGTTATAATCTAAGATACAGAACTTTTCGCAGCGCATTATTAACTGATTGAAAGCCTCAAAAGGTATAGTATTAGCCTCGTTTAGATAAAAGAATGTGTTTTGTCTACCTCTCAGCTTTGCGCTGTTTAGGTCGTCCGTACTAAAAAACTGAACTATCCTATTTTCAAACTCTAATTCAAGCAATGTCTTGCGATGGTCGACGTAATAATAGACGTCCATATCTTGCAGCAAATTAATAAACTCCTTATAAGCTGACGCCCTCAAAGCGGGTAAGGTCTCGCGAATTACTGAGAACGTGCCTTTAGGTACATAGTCATCACCGAAATACCCAGAGGCTAACCAGATGGCAATACCTTGCAAAATGCTATGTGTCTTGCTAGACCTTGCGCCGCCTCTGAATGCGTTAATCCTCTTTTGGCTTGTCCACAGGCTTTGAAATACTCGCGTGTGCCTCAGTCTTATAGTCCTCATATTCTATGATTATTTTTGCGTCGTTTTCTGGTACTAGAAAAGGTATTCTTTGGATCTTGGCTTTCTTAAATTCGAGCAAGTTCGCCCAAAATAAAAGCCTATCTTTCGGTGTTAAGTCGTGTATATCCTCTTCAACTTTTGCCTCCAACAGCTTCAGCGCTTCGTCTACGTTCATAATATCTAAGTCTTTTTAAAAATGAAATATAATTTTCTTTTCTTATCTTTTTTTCAAGGTATTCCTTTCGCGCTAATTCGTAGGTTATAAAAGGATCAATCGCGGGTTTGTAATAGTAATCTCTCAAAATCTTCTTGTTTTAGTGATACAATAGTCCCCATATTATTACGCTTATGATATACGACAGGGACTTTTTTTGTAGGCATCCTTTTTAATATATCGTGCAAGCTAGGTTTTAATTTTTCAACGGCCTTGCATTGTATATAAAAGTCTGTATTATCTATTATATCGACGCCTAAATCATCCATTCTTTTACTCTCTGATCTACTAGTTACAGCGTCATAGCCTAGTTCTTTTAGCCTGTTGACTATTTGCAACTCGTATGCGTGACCTTTTGCTCTGCTATTGATCATCGAAAGCTATAGCTAATTGGTTAACGTCCTCTTTTTTTATTATACCCATAGCTGTCTCCAAGATATCTAAACCACTCTCAAAGTCCACTAGGTTTCTAGCTATTTTAGTTTTATTCTGATCGCCTTTATAGTCGTTTAAATCAATCATATGAAATTCACAAAGGGTTTGAAATTCAGACAATAATTTACCGCCTCTCCCTATTTTAATGTCTCGGCAATTAATAATCAAAGGCAGTTTAAAGTTTGTCCAATACAAGTGCCGGCCTCTTTTTTGTGCTTTAATTAATGGATCATAATATGGAATGACGTTTTCAACCACATACTTGCCCTGGTAATGATGCTGTAAAAATAATATTTCTTGGTATAATTCCATACCCGGGTATATTGGTTTAGTTTGACCATGCCCCCCAAACCTAGCGCGACTATGGCTAGGGCATGGTGGGCTTGACCAAATAAAATCAAACTCTTTATAATGATCTAGAAGGTATTGGTGAGCATCTCCTATTATTACATTGTCATTTGGGAATCTCTCAGAATATAACCTAGCTAATTCCATGTCCAATTCTACAGCTGTAATATCATGCTCATCACCCCACTTATATCTATTGCCTCCTAGGCAAGCATATAAATTTAATATCTTCATTTCTGTGTGGTTACCTTGGCCAATGCTTCGCGCAAAGTAAGGGTTGAACGCGTTCCCGCGTCCCCCTTTCTATCCAAGTGAGCATTCTCGCGCTCTCTTGCTATCTTATCTAATTTATCCATTATGCTCTCACGTATCTGGGTAGGCGTTATCCTTCCAAATACTTTGACTTTTCCTGTTTTAAAGTCGTTTATCACGTCTACAAAAACAGAAAGCGGCTCGTATTCGAACTCTCTGTAAAAGGCATCCATCGTTGCCGTAAGCGCTTTGATATCGACGTCACTATATAAGTTAGCGACGCCGTACATAGCACCAGATAAAGCCATCTGAACCTCTCTTTTTTCCTCAGTTTCACGTAGTATAGTGGTTAAAGATGTATTCGAAAGCCTGTCGATGTCGGTTTTGCCTTGTCTGGATAATTTCATCGTAGTATGATTCATTAAATAAGTAGGTGAATGGATTTTTGCGATAGCGTTTATCTGGCGTAGATTCAACATAATTAACGACATGGAGAATACATTCTTGCCGCGTTACAGGATCGAGTTTCTGCCAAGCCCTTTCGCATTTTTTCCTCTCGATTTTTTTGTCGTATAAGTCCCAAAATTCCTCGAATGAAGGGCTATTAAGTGGTCTAGCTGTTCTCATCCTTCAAACGGGTCTTCTCCTGTAATTAATTTCTCTAATTTAATATTCATTAATTCAAACTCATACTTGGCGGCCTCTGGTATTTCCTTTTTTGGCTTTGGGCTAACCGTGTACTTTGTCTCCAAAGCGTCCCCCGTTCGAGTTATCTTTAAATCATACTCGCGTGGGTCACCCCAATCTGAATCGTTAATTAAATTCATGATAGCTTCTTGTATTGTCCTTTGGTTTATCTGCCATATCTGGATAGCGTTAGCCTCATAGTTCCACACAGCGCACGCCCAGAAATGCTTTGCCTTCTGTGTGGCGTGTTCATCTCTAATCTCATCAAAGTTATTACATCTCACAGGCTTTTCTGTGCCGTGCATTGATTCCCACCATTCATAGCCTGTGATGGGATCACCCAAGAATCTTAAAATAGTGTCGCCTTTAAGGCATTTAGTATACCCGCCACCGCTTGGCTTTGGCGCTTGGTAATCTGTAGGTAAAAAAGTCATTTTTGTTTAGTTAAAATGTTAATTATTAATTGTTGTAAAGTAATAGATTCACTAGCAGCCCTAACCTTGAGGGCTGTATGAATGTCGTCAGGTATTTTTATGTTAATCCTCATATATGTACTGTTGATCTTCAATAGTTTTAATAGCTTGTTGAAGAACTGCTTTTTCTTGGTAATCATGATGACCAACGTGTGTGGAAACTCTTCCTTTGTGGTATACTGATTCTATAATTGCTTTGTATAAATCTTCGGAAATTGTATAAGTTTTCATAAGTATGTTTGTTAGATTCATTACAAACCTAACAAACGTTACTTAACTAACCAAACAAACTAATAAATATTTTAAACTTTGAAGAATGGCGCAGCTATTTTCTGGCCTGTGGTGGTCTTGGTTTGCCACTCTGGATAAGTGGTAGACTTATCATTTAAGAACGTACCGACAGCCGCTTGGTAGTTTAAGGCTATTGAGTCAGATTGGTTCTTCTTAGTTCTTACCGTAGACGTGCCGCTTGTCTCTGTGGCGTCTTGGTTTAGACTGCCTACTCCGTATCGACCTACATTAGTATTTTGTTGTAATATAAATTGACCATAACAGAAATAAATTGCTGCTATTTTGAGGCCGTTTTGTCTCACGGTTACGCCACTTCTATTTGTATAGTCAGAACCAAACCAAAGGTCTGTAAAGCGTTGAGATGCAAATTGATTACTTGATACCGTGTAGTCATTTAGTAGTAATAAATAAAGCTGATCGCCCAGGAAGGTTTTAACTGAGAGGCTTTGGGTTTCTCTTATATATGGCTCTATTTTCGCATCTGTGATGTTAGCGCTAATCTCTCTAGCCTTTGCAATGTCAGCTTTTGTAAATAATAGTTTATCCTGTAGTAACGCCATTGTCTGCCATTTGAGAAGATTCGAATTGATTAGGTATTATTTTACCAAGGTCTAAACCTAGCTTTTCCATTTGTCGCTCAATGTGGTTTCGCGTGTCCTTGGTTCGTAGATTCATGTAGGTGTATTCATCAGCCAATTGGGTAGCTGTAAAAACTGCGCCATCTGGGAGCATTCCCATCAAGCCAGACGGCAAAGCAAAGTTTTGTAGTATTCTATTTTTTACGTTTAACGTGGTATTAATAAAGAGTGAATCGTTATTATTAGCGGGTACTTGCTCAATAAGATTTTGAGTGTTTTCGCTGTCCTCATCTACGCCTACGACTAGAACGCTGTTCGCATGGCTAGCACCTTTAAAATCATTTAAACGCCTTCTGATTTCCTCCTCTTGCTCTTCACTATCGCCCGCGCTTGGATACTTAAAGATAGACATAGATAAAAAGCCGTTCGTAATGTTTCCAAGTTCAAACTTTTGTAGTTCGTTATCTGATTGAGCCGTCTCAATAATTGGATCAATGGAGCTTAGCGCGTACTCATTCTTTTTCGGTGTGGAATATAAAACCATCCCCCTATTAGATGTGAGCGCTTCTCGGCCATTATCTGCATCGTTAAATAATAAGTATCTGACAGCATTTAGCTTGTCACTTGGTAAAGCCTGTTCATTGCTAGACTCCCAATTGTTAGAAACGCGTACATCTCTTATCCTACCTTTCTGATCTGGTAAGCCAAGGCGCACAAATTCAAAAGGTATATGCTCAACGGTTTTGACTGATCCAAGCCCGCTGCTATTTAAGTGCAAGGCATAGCCGTTGTATAATGCTTGATCGTTGCTAATACTCCAAAGAATATCGTTAGCCGTCTCACCGCGTTCGTTAACTTCTATGTCTCCATTCTCAAAGCCGTCGCCTCTAATAAAAGACGCCATTAAATTAACGGCGCTTTTTGTTATTGGGCTTAAATTAAAAATAGATTCGATCATCTGGGGATATAAATTATCAACGCCGTACATTATGATCTGGTCTGGTGTCGATCTGGGGGTCGCTATTCTTTGGAATGTAGGCTTAGCGCCAAATGATCCTAAAAAATCCATCTATTTTTTTACTTTTTTCTTTTTGTAAGTCTTTTTAGCCGTTGGCTTTGCCTGTGGTTCTTCTTTAACCCCGCCACGTTTTGCGGCGAGGTTTT